CAGCGAAACTTGGATGCTGGTTTCATCCCAGCCGCCGGCAGAGCAGACACCCCAATAGCTGTACAGAACGCGGGCGATGCTGGCTTCTGACCACAAAACTGTGGTCACTTTGCCGACCCACAAACCCTGAATTGCTTCGGCAGTCCAGTTCCGCGTGATATCGGTGTTGCCGAATTGCAAGGTGGCATCTAGGTTGTCGCCCTTGAGTGTTGCAACCGCACCGCCAAATCCGAAAGGTAGGTATAGGTAATTGCGACTGTTGTGCGTAATCTGTTCGTTGATGCGAAAGTTTTGGAAGCTGAAGCGGGTTTGATTGGTAGGGCCAACCTCGAACAAATGGCCGTAATTAAATTCCATCAGATTCCGAGTTTCCCGCGAGCAGCAGCGCTGTTGGTCAGGGTCCGCATGGCGCGGCGTTCGCCTTGGATGGCGCCTTGTTGGGCGGCTTGTGCCATGCCGGCTCGGAATTGGTCAGCAGTAACGTACTCGACATTGTTGATGCGCTCCACGCTGTATCGAACGTCGATGGGTTCCATCGTTGCGGTTGCCGCACCACTGCCCTGAGCGCTGGTGCCGCTGCCTGGGATTACAGATTCCCCGCGTGCGCCACGCGAATAGCGAGACATGGCGGCGGACATCTTGGATTGCGGGATGACGTATTCAGGTTCGCCACCTTCGCCAATCAAGCCCATCGTGGGGCTCGTTACAACACCACCTTGAGCAAAAGCTTCAAACCCTCCCGACCAATATGCACCATCTTTTGCGCCCTTAAAGCCAAAACTCTTAGCCAAAGAAGAAAATACACCTATACCATCGGAACCACCAGCGGCACCAAGCGCTTGAGCAATGCCATACATAATGAGCATTTTGCCAATCGTGGCAGCAACATCAGCGGCCAAGCCTTTTAACGCATCGCCAAGGCTTTCTGTTCCCTTGACTGCAGCATCAATGGCACCGCTAAATGCACCGGCAACCGTATTTGAAATGCTTTCAAACAAATCTTTTTCCATTTGAAGCTTGGCATTTGCCGCTTCTTGCTCTTTTGTCAGTTTTTGTATTTCCGCAATTTTGCCACGTATTGCTTCTTTATCTGCATTACTAAGAGTTATGCCTTGCGCCTTTAATTGATTTTCAATCTCAAGGAATTGAATCGCTTGTTTTTCAATATCTGTTTTGGCTTGAACTTTTAATAACTCCATATCCAAGCCGGACAACGCATCGGCTATTTGTTTTTGCTGCTCAACGCGGAGATCTTGTGCGGCATTCTGCCTAGCAAAACTTGCCTCTACTAATTGCCTGTCTGCTTCCGCAGTTGCAATTTTAATTTTCAATTCCTTTTCCGCATCAGGAATTTTCTCCAAGTTGATATCAGCAATTTTGGCACTTCTTTCTTCTAGAACTTGTTCAATTTGCAAAGCGGCTTCCGTTGCTTTATTGCCAGCCAAACGGGCTAAGCCAGTATCTGTAACGATCTCAAGAATTCTGTTTTGCAGCGCAAGTTCATTTTGAAGCGCTGGGATTTGGCTTTCTCTTTCTTTTTTCGTTTTATCTTTGCCACCACCACCACTTAAACCACCGCCTGCACCGCTGCCACCACCGCCACCCCCGCCGCCAGTTGTTTGACGAGTCGGGAGCGCCAGCACACCACGCGCAAAACGTTCGCGTTCAGCAAGGATTTGTTCACGAGTATTACCTAACCCACGCCCAAAGCCACTTATTTGCCCAATGGCTTGCATCGGTAAATTCTTTTTACGTTCTGCTTCAATCGCAGCAAGTGTTTTGCGTGCTGCATCTTTTGAAGTTGCCGGAGCCGATCCACCAAAAGCTGCAGCCGCTCCGCCAGCTTGCCTTGCACCACGCAAGCGATCAAGTTCTGCCCTTGCTTGCATAAGAGCCTGCAGTCCGTATACCGCAATGTTTACTGCGATAGCAATAGAACCAATTGCTGCAAGGCTTCTAAGAACACCACCAAGACCAGCAATCGTAGGTGTTGCAGTAGCTGCAGCAGCTTGAAGAGTTCGGGTATTTGCTGTGTAAAGAGCAAAAGCAGAAGAGCTGGCAGTTGCCGCAGTGCCTGTTGCTGCAGTTGTAGCAGCCATGCCAGTCATTGCGGCAATGTAACCTGCGCGTAACGCTATTACAGCTTGAATTGCTTTTTGTAGAGCAACATAAATTGCAATAACTTTAACTGTTTCTCCAATAAGTTTTGCAATGGGCGCGGGTATCGCGCTAATTGCATCGGCTAGCCCATTTATTGCACCTGTTACATCAGTAACGCTTTTGACTAATTCTGGTCCAAATACTCGACCGAGTGCCTCACTTAAATTTTTGAACGCTGTGTCAAGTGCCTTGAGTTGATTTACAAGACTGGCTTTCATTGCTTGAAAATCTTTGTCTGTTTTGCCCGCCGCACCACCAATTGATTCAAGAGCTGCCTGATAATCTTTGCCGCCTTTTGCCGCTGCCGCAAACGCACCTCTGACAGCTTCTTGCCCACCAACCATTTGCGTGGCTAGCTCTGGGTTTTTCTGCATTGCTACAGCGAGTTTGCCCATCAAAGATTCAAAGCCTTCACCTTGAATACCGGCAAGAGTCCAGTTAATGCCCAGCGCCGCCGCTGCGTCTGCGCTTTCTTTTGATGGCTTAAGAATTGTTGCCAGCGTTGAGCCAAGTCCTGTAAATGCAACCTCAGCAGTCGCACCATTTTTTGTTGCCGCCGCAACAAATGCGTTGACTTCATCAAGGCTTACGCCTGCAACTGCCGCAACAGACGCAACACGACCTAATTGACTTGTGTAATCAGACCATTCAACTTGGCCATATTCAATCGCCTTGCTGATGCTGTCTGTAACTTGAATGGCTTGGCTGCCAGTCATGTTGTACGCATTTAGCGTTTTGGTCAACACAGCCGTAACTTGTGTTGTATCAGCCAAACCACCAACGGCAGCTTTTGTTGCAGCCTCTACAACCTTGATATTGCCTGCAGTATCAGTAAAGCCAGCAGACAGTGCCTGATAACTTGCGGCTGCTAGTTCAGCTTTATTTGCTACTCCACCTAAATTTTTACTTAGCTGACCTAAACCTTTATCTAAAGCGTTAACGTCACCACCAACAGTTCCAAGACGACGCAGGTTTGTATCAAGCTCTTTTACATCAGCAATAACTTTAGACAGGGCAAACCCAGCACCAAAGGCTGCCACTGCCTGTTGAAGAGCACCAAAAGCTTTTTCAGTTGCTTGCGCTCGTGTTTCAACTTGCCGTAGCTGGCTGACCGCGTTGCGGCTATCAACGTTAATAGCAACGTTGGCGACAACCGACACGACTTACCTACGGCGTTGCTTCATTCTACGATCCTGCTCTTCATTTTGAAGCTCAAAATAGCTAGACCAAAGCAGCAGCTCTTCAAGTGTTACCTCACGGTTGAGCCGGGCTAGCGTGTAACCCAGCTCTTTTGCAACTCCAAGCTGCAGCAGCAGCAGGTTGTCTTTCTTTAGCTCAGCCTTTACCGCTTTTCATGTCGGTTTCGGCTTCCTCTGGGTTGGTGATGATGGCGAGCATCATGGCTTGCAGGTCACTGTCAAGCACATCGTTTTTCAGCTCAGCAATTTCACCAGCCTGAAACAACCGCTGGCCGGCATCGTCGGCTGCTTTGGTTATCAACAGATTCAGCGCAAAGCCATTGGGATCATCGCCACCGGGCATTTTCTGCGCGCGCTCACGTTCTGCCATGGTCAAAGCCGTGGCATAAAACTCAAACGTAGATCCATCGTTGAGTGTTGCAACACGCTTAATTGGCTGAAGATTGGCTGCTTTTTTCAGCCGTGCCAGTGCAGATGATGCCATGCAATAAATGTGGGTGGCCCCAGCATAAGCCGGGGCCGTTCAACTATCAAGCAGAAGTGCTGAAGTCAAAAGTAGGTGCACCGGCCGGGCGGAAGGTGATCTCAACCTGCTGAGCGTCATCAGGGTTGATATTCAGGCTGGCGGTCAGCAGCACGGCATCCATGGCAATGCTGCGGCTAAGCGCCTCGGTGCCTTGCTTGTCGGTGTACAGCTTGAAGCCGCAGCCAACCTGCTGACGCTGCAGCACGTCTTCCACCATGCGATTGGACAGCGCAGCGTCCTCGTTGGTGACGTAGATCGTTGCGGTGCCGTTGCCGTCGGCGAAGCCAGGAATGTAAGCGCGGAAGGGCGCATACTGGCCAGCGGTTTGGCCGATGGTGGTCACGTCGATCTCAGCGCGGCTGATCTCAAACGACCATGACTGCACTTGGCCAACGGCGGCATAGTCGGCGTAGTACACCTCGAACTCGTTAGGTGCCACGGCTGTGCCGTCGTCGGTGATGGCAAGGATGGTACCGCCAGCAGCGGTGGATACGGTCAGCGCGCCAGTGGCTGCGGTGTAGCTCAGCACGTAGTAGGTGGTAGCTGCATCAATCGGAGACGGCAGCGTTCCGGATCCAGATCCGCCGGTTTGGCTGTTGATAACTCGGAACTTGACCGGATCGCCAGCCTTGAAATTCAAGTAAGGGGCGACAGTAATGACATCCGTGCTGGCATTGACGCCAGTTTCAGGGAAGTTGCCGTTAGTGCCGGCAGGCTTGTAGTAGAGGGCGCCGGACGTACCGGACAGAACAGTAACAGCCATGTTGTGAACGGTAGTGGCTACATTCAGTCTAAGTAGGCTTCAAACGTTGCAGTCAACTGAGTTTGATAGTACGGCTCTGGTGATGCTGGCGTTACTTGCGCTGGACCGGAAGCTGCGTCAAAGATAATGCCGGAAAATTTGGCACGGTCGAAAAGGTCTTTAATGCGTTCTGCAATGGTGAGGTTGGCGGCAGCACCAGCGCCTACTGGAGTGAAAATGTTGACAACTAGCGCGCCATTTTGCCGGTTAAAACCGGTAGCTGGGCCAAGTAAAGTGGCATAGGCGTTATCACCAAAACGAATTGCGACCTGAATCCATGGGATGTTATTTGGCGGTGTAAAAGGAACGTTTGCGTAGCTAATGGCATATGGCGGGTCGCCAGATGGGCTACGTGTCGAAATATCTAGTTGGATACGTTCTTCAATAGCGGCTCGAACGTCGTTGTAGGTGCTGCTCATGATTCCCTCCCGATGCGGTCAGCGTTGACGCGCACAAAGCCTTGGATGTCTTTGGCGATGCCTTGCACCCAACCCGCCGGCGCTTGTTTGCTGCTGCCATTGGCAAGAGGCTCTGCATACGGCAGATTGTTGTGCACGCTGTACACGTTGCCTAGCTTTTCTTGCTGGTAGTTCATCCTGCGCAATGGCACGATTAATCCGCCTGGCGGAGATGTTTTTGAGCGATCCGCATTGGAAGGCTCTTGCTGCGGTCCGCCGTCGTAAGAGCCCGCTGCATTCTCCCCTACCTGCCAACTAACGCGAAACCTTCCAGTATCGACAGGGCTTGCCTGTTTGACTCTTGAGTCAGTCTCTAACACAGCAACCCGCAGTAACTTTTCCATCTGCTGGTTCACGTAATCGCCAATATCACCAACGCGGATAGTGCGTGCCATCAGTCCCTCAGGATTAGCTCGTAGGTGATTGGCTGGTTGTCTTGCTCGATAGTGCGCACCTCAATTACATGCAAGCTACGGGTGCTAATGATGACGCGATCAGCGGTGGTTGGTGCTGCTGCGGTATCTGCTGCTGCAATAGTCAGCCGCTTGTCGCCAGCTTGGATAAGGCCGTTGACTTCACGCAGGTTTACATCTTCCAACACGCCACGCAATGCGGTATCGCTGGTGGTTTCGCTGACGGTGCCAGTAGTTGGGTTGTAGATGCCAGGCGTGACGCGGCGTAGTGTTGCAACACCGCCAAACTTTGCCATCAACTTGCTGGCAACCTTGCGTAAAGGGCTGGCTAGTGTCATGCAAACACCTCGCTGGCAACAATCCTGCCGCGACTAAAGGTGATGTCAACGTTGCTGCTGTGGTTGGCGATGAACAGTGCTACTTCATCGTTAGCGG